GTTAAGGGTTGCCTGTGACCTAGTAACAGAACACAGGCTTGACAATTTTAATATAAAGTGTTATAATAATATTATGAATTTAATGAATAGTAAAAAGTTTAGTCTTATAATAGAGGGCATTGTTAAAGAAAAAAAGATAACTTATATGGACGCAGTTATAAGTTATTGTGAAAACAACGATATAGATCCATCATCTATAGGTCCTCTTGTAAATAAATCTCTCAAAGAAAAAATAAAAGAAGAAGCAGAAAAACTTAACTTGGTTGAAAAATCAAGTACAGCAGTTTTACCTATATGAACAGCTATGAAGCTTATACACTATACTTGGCTATTAAACTACACTTTACTTCCGATAGTTATGATTTTTATAAACACAATGCTAAAGTTAACTCAACATTTAATACATTTTTAAAACGTAATGACAGATTTTTCTTTCATAAACTTACAACTAAATATAATAAGGAAGAAATGCTAGAATATTTTGTATGCAACTTCTTTCACAACTCAAAAACGTGGATAGGAAACTTAGTCAGAGCAGATGGAGAAACTAATTATACAAAGTGGAAAAAGTATAATCAAGCACTTACCTACAATTTTAGAAATGATTGCTTATTGGTTCGTAATATCATTGATGGTGATAGGATTTCTTTTGATGATATGTTTCGTGTACCTAATGGCCAACATCCGAGATTGTTACGGTTACTTCTTTCTGAACAAATTGGAGTACAAACATTCATCATCTTGGATAAGATTTTATCGTTTGTTAAAAATTGGGATAAAGAAATTACCGAAACTATTATCTGGCCTGAAAAGTCATTTAAGATTACCAAGTTAAAACCATTTGTTAATTTCAATATAACAAAATGTAAATTTATTATGAAGGAGGTGTTTGTATGATACCAGAGTCAAACAAATATGGTGATAAAACAATTGATAGAATCTATCAAAACCTACACGGCACATTAGAATTAGTTTTAAAAGATGGTTCTACCTACGATGGTAAGATTGATAAGAAATCAATCAAACTATCAGACGGTTCTTTGGGCTATGTTTACAATGTAAAAAATAAGTGGTTTGATAGAACAGGTATGCCTATAGATAAACCTGATAACCTTATAACAAGGGAGAAAAGTAATGAATCAGACTAAATTTACCTATGATGAGTTTATAGAAGAAATGGAAGATGTTGCTATGGATATAGGTGACATAGCTGATAGATTAGAAATAACAATTGAAGAAGTTGAAAGTTGGAAGAACTTAAAATATGTGCCAAAAGAAGCAGTTGACTTGTTGGCCTTTGAACAGGAGAATGCTATAGATGACTAAATTTTACAAAATATCACCTAAATGGAAAAAGTCCATTTTTGAATATACAAGATATGAAAATGATGATAATACAATATCATTTTATACAGAGGAAATGTACCGTTGGGGACATTGTGTAGTAAAAGTAAAAGATGATGAAGAACTGTCAGATATTATTGGGAACAAAGATGACAATAATAATGAATTTGAATTTGACTCTACAATGGTAGAAGACCAGGAAGTTGATGATCAATGTTCTTTTTATTTTGAAAATACAAAAGGTATTACAACGGAAGAACTAGACGAAAAATGGGAAGAAGATGGCCACGATTATATAGAAAAAAATTATGGCGATCCTACAGGTTTTTGGACTATGTATTATGGTGAATTAAATGTTGAAGATGTAACAGATGAATACAACAAATAAAGTATTTTTAATTGGTAATGGTGAAAGTAGAAAAGACTTTGATTTAAGTCTTTTAAAACCTCACGGTAAACTATATGGGTGTAATGCTATCTATAGAGATCATCCAGATTTAATTGATGTGCTTACAGCTGTTGACGGTGGTATGATACACGAAGTTTATCATAGTGGCTTTGCTCAAAAGAAACCTTGTTATTTTAGAGCATGGACAAAAGTACCAACAATGTTATATCAAAGTATTGTTGAAGGTATGGCTTCTATACAAGATTTAAAAGATATGAAAGAATTTGATTTGATAAAGGCAAATGAACAAGACGACTCACAAGAGTTTGTTACACACGGTTCTACAATAGAAGGTGCTGTTACAATATTAAAAAAAGCAAAAGAAGAAGGCGGTGATAGAGAACGAGTAAAAAAACATATACACAATTCACACGTCTATGTTTCTTGGATAAAAGAAC